AGCATCACGCTCACCGGCAAGAGCCCTGCAGAGCTCGACACCGCGCTCAAAACGCTCGAGACCATCGCCAAGACCACAACGCTGTACGACGGCAACAGCGCACCGGAGGCGGAAAAGAACGTCCCCAACGAGCCGCAGCAGGCAGCCCCGGTAGTTTCCTCGGCTGATAAGAAAGCCCCCCCCGAGAAGCCGGTAAGCTGGCTTACGCCCGTCGGCGCAAAGGGGCTCATGCTCCTGCGCTGCCCGAAATGCAAGAGCGAGTTTGTACAGTTCTTGCGCGAACCGCAAACGACCAACGAGTGCCGGAAGTGCGGCGCGAAAATCCCGCTGGACGCGCTGGCACGGTTCGAGTTCACCTGCCCGGCCTGCAAGAAAGTGAGCTACGGCCGGACGAACATCGAGGATGCAGAAATCACAAACCAGAAATTCTCCTGCGTCTGCGGCCGGAGCATACCGAAGCTCACGTGGAACCCGGCCAAGCGTTGCTATACGGCGTAAGGAGGGCTGGATGATGAAAGCACTGACCCACAACATCCAGCAGGAGCGCGAGGACCAGCGCGACCGCTCCGCCCAGCTCTTTATGTGGTGCATCGTCGTCTCCATGCACCAAGACGACGGTATTGGCGCATCACGCCTCCTGCGGGCGTGTAACGAGATGGACGCTTTTGAGAAAAAATACCAGGCGGCCATCCTATACGGCAGCAGCAAGAACGCAACGGACGCCATGAGGGAGAACCTCAAAGGCATCTGTGATTTTGAGGTCCGGCTGCCGGTTGACCGAGCTCCGAGAGGACGCCGGGAGGAGCAGCTCCGCATGGCAAGCAATCAGGGCGCAGAAATCGCGTGGCTTGTTATGGCGGCCACCTGTCACGAGACGTTCGGCTACGGGAGAGACCGGCTGGCGCGCCTCAAGCAGAACTCCATGAACAACTACAAGCAGTACCT